GTGGACAGTCAGATTGTGATGACTGTAACGGCAAGTAAATAAAAACTTTGATTTATACTCTCACGATCTCTGATAAACACTAACAATGTCTTTCATGTGCTCCTGTTGGTGGAAACACCCAGAATATGATGCTATACGAGATGGTCCTCCGCTCAAACTCTCCATTGAGGATGAGAAAGATTATCGCCTTACATCCCTATTAGGGAATTGGCATCACTACCTAGAATCTTGTCAGAAGTATCTCACGACTTCTGACTACTACCACTTTCCTACGCTATTCGGAGAGCTCCTGTACTCCAGAGACTTCGATACCTTCTTTGTCCATGCTAAAGAGAAACAAATCAGTTACTTCTTGTTATATTGAAACTCAAATCTCTCCTATATAATATATAGGAGAATTAGCGTTGATTAATCCACGCATCTGTAGTACGCCTTACCGTTATCTCGCCTGCAGATGACGAGACCGTCTTCTTCTAGCCTAGCAAGAAAATACATTGCGATCCATCCTCGTTGATTATTGCCCCGTGCATTGGCGCTCTCATGTATACCCAATGTGGTGCTTATTCTCGAACACTGCATCTCGCCCCGGGCTGTAAGCAATAGTCGTAGAGATTCCTTGATGGTCTGGCACCCTTCTGCGCACATGGCTGCTAGCTCTCGACAGATCACGTCGTCTTCGTCCTCAGATTCTTCCTCTCGAAGGCGTCTAGCAGCTTTCTGTTTCCTCAGTCTGCGGAGTCTGCGGAGTTTGCGTGCATCGATATCGGCTGTAATACGCTGTAAGGCGAACCTATTCATCATTACTATGAAAAACAGAGTCAGTAGCCCTACCCGTGTACATAGACTAAGACCAAAGGCAATATCGCTATCGTTCAGAGCCGTTATCTGGCTTGGTAACGAAGCGTTAATAGCAGCGATACGAGCCATAATTATAGGTATCAGTGTTTGAATCATTGTTGTTGCAGTGCAAATAAGTACTAGCTGTAATTTTTCAAATTTTATTTTGTACCTGCAAAGACCTTGCTTCCGGTACTGTAACAATATCTACGACCAGATGAAGGAAACCTTTCTACCACCTGAGAAGGTGGTTTGTCGGGAGCTTTAGGTGGAGCTTTAGGTGGAGCTTTAGGTGGAGCTTTAGGTGGAGCTTTAGGTGGAGCTTTAGGTGGAGCTTTAGGTGGATCAGGATCCCTACTCGGGGTATCAGGCTCCCTACGCGAAATTTGCCGGCGTCTTGGGATATTCTGAGTATTATGACGGTATCTACCATGGCGGTTCGATAGTCTTAGTTTAACTCGGTCATATCCTGAGCCAGGACTATATTTGTGTCGCATTACCTTTCTCTTACCACGTAGACTCCGATCATCTTCTTCGGGATCTAGCTCGATGTAGTTCTCAGGAGTGTGACAATCCCCGTTACCAAAATCCTTGGATTTAGCCCAGGGGGCTTTACAGCTTGCTCCCTGGCAGCGTTGCCAGTCAGTCTTTTTGCTGTATGGAGGGTAGTGTTCACGTCTTGCGATCAAAACAATTCCCAGAATTACCGCTCCAAGGAAAGGTATCCCGAGAATCAGTAGTATCGCCTTATCGCTTTTCTTCTTCATTTATTTTGGGCTCAACATATTAATTAGCAACAAAAGTTTCTAGACTAAGACTAAATGAGCAATAGTAAGCGTTCCAGCGTTACAAAATATTTTGTCATATTTGGGATATGCATCATCTTAGCTCTAGCTTGTTATGCCATCTACAAGCAATTTGAAGAGTATACTCTCAAAGACGATCCAAAGCTGAAAGAACTGAAAAAAGTGTTCGGTGACTTCTTCAATCAGGAGCGTTACTGGAAAGGGAAATTGTCAGCACTAAACAAGAGGAATATCATGAAGGAGACTGATTTATACCGCGGAGACAAAAGCTATACTATCAATAAAGAACGAGTGTACTTATGTCTGAAGGACGAAAATAACGAATATTACTCACTCAATATGCTCATCTATGTCTTAGCACATGAGTATAGCCATGTGATATGTGAATCTATTGGTCACACTGAGGAGTTTCATGCTATATTCGAAGAGCTCCTTGTGGAACTAGCAGATGCGGGAGTCTACAACCCTTCTCAACCAATTCTAGCTGATTACTGCCACCACGGAGACAATCTTAAGTAGTATAAAGGATTACAGATGAAGAAGAAATGGCAACTATGCAACAAGCCCATCCAGAATGGAAGAAAGAACATTCTCTGACCGCTCCTTCTGACCGGGATCGAGAGAATAGATGGCGTCCCGACCAAGGTGCGGCCGCCCTTACCGAAGAGGAAGTCAAATCTGCCGTCGAGACGCTGGACAATACGAGCTTTATCTCAAAGTTTCCACGTGTAGATCGCACATATGCCGACCCTCCGGTTCCTCTACAGACTTTTGGTCTGGTCTCCTTCACTCCAGCGAAAGGAGCTACTCCTAACTCGAGTGGAGTGTTCGGTTTTGCAAAGCTGAGAGGCAACTATGCCACCCAGCTGGAAGCGAAGCAACGGGCGGAGGCCATCATCCGCAATATCGACTCATATCACCAGATTTACCACACATACGTGGGAAGGCCTTTTCCCATTACAGCCAGTTCTAAGTACTCAGCAGAAACTGATGAGATCGATATCAGGAAGGAGATGACAGCTTCTGTATCTCAATCGATTAAAAGTAAAAAGCAGAAGGAACGCAAAGAAATAGAAGAGATCAAGCAGAGGGAAGAGGCCTTGTTGGCTGAATCGCGTCGAGATCCCGAAGATGTTGACCCTTATGATGAGTACATTACCCTGCGTGTTAAGAAAGCTCAGCTATCGTGGACCTATCTCGAGCATAATAAGAAGATGGCCGAAGTCAAGGATATCATCGTCAAGACCCGAGCTAGGTTGGAAGAGTTGGAAAAGGGAGATTCCGAGTTCAAGGAGAAATACTATGCCAAGTATGTGAAAGCCCGTGAAGATGTTGGTCTCACCATGGACGCCAAGGAAGCTGGTCAGAACTTTATGAAGTTCCTTGTCGAGGATGCAGTACTTCCGGGTATCGATGATGTCGACGCTAAGGAAGATGTCTCAACAGAGCCGACGATCGATAGCGTATAACTATGACTTATAATCAAGAGATTACAAGACTTTAACGACAATTCTTACATTTCATGAGATATATCACAGCAATTAGCGCACTAATCACCGTTACAGCTATACCTCCCCACAGCAATATTTTCTTCATCTTGGAGTGTCCTCCTTTCTTAGCACCCATCCCTGCTGCACCCACTCCTGCCAGAGCGGCAGGAATGGCCAGGCAGGCTCCGCAAAATTCTTCCTTTACATCACCTTCGTGATCATCTTTATTGAATTCTCTCATCTTTATCTATAGTCTAGAAAAAATTCCTAGTTTTAATGAAGGGCGCTGATGAATGGCCGCATACGGTTTCAACGAGTTCTTTGGAGTCACAAACTAGTTTTTTTTATTGTTGCCAAAGAGTAAATGATAGAAATTTCTAGGTCGCTAGGTATCAAGATCGCAATTGGGATTGTTGTTGCTATTGTGATAGTACTTATTATAGTACTGACATGCAGGAAATCGTCAACCAACAAATATCTGGATAAGTTGGCCACATACAGAACCAACGAGGAAACTGCTTCTCCTCTACAGAAAGGAGTACCAGTTAACGTATATGTTTCAGCGGCTATGTTCAATCTGGCTGACATACTTTATGGAGTTGGCCCGGGAGGTATTTCAGGAGGAATGGGACCCAGTTATGGCAGCATAGCGGCACAAGGAGAATTGTTATGCTTCTCTGATGAGGAAGAGAAAGAAATAAGACAATTATGTGACCTGGTTGGAGTACCATGGTACGGAATAGCAGGAGAGATCAAGAAAATGGGCTGGTACTCCTACACACCTATTAGAGATGGTCTAGATATAGATGCTCCCATGCGCACATTGTCTGATCCAGGTCTTACCGTTAAAGACTACGAGATTGAATATGAGGGAGCATTCTCTAATCGTCCTGTTCTCGCCTGTAAGTGGGACGGAGAGAGCATATTTAACCCAGCTAACATAGAACTACAAAACACTTTCTTTGGAGCAAGAATGCCGGGGGGTCTGCAAGGAGATTTCAAAGACTTGCCAGATGGCCAACGATTAGCTATGTACTCTACAGCTGGAGTACAATCCCTCGCTACTATGGTAGGTGCTCAGGATCTTTTCAATATGTATGGCTCTTGTAACGCGTGTGTTTTCAACTTTAACGGTATTCAATCAGACTCAGGAGCATTAGCTGAGATGGGACAATTAGGAGGACGTGGTGTTCCAATAACTATTCTTAAAGGGTCTCCTACTTTTGATTTTGGGAGTGCCAATAATCCAATGCCTATTATGGCTTCGACAACAGGACCTTTTACCTCCCCGGTACTTAGGGCCACACCAGGCGTCATAAATGCTCTTGGGACATCGGAAGGAGCATTGGACCATCTATACAACAGAGTTCAAAATATTATCAACTCCGACAACCCCATGGCATCAGGATCTTTCAATCATTATGCTCCATTACCTCCTCTCCAGGTTTTCTGGACCGATGTAGGATCGCGAGGATTCTTTCTGAAACATAAAAACAAGAACATTCCTACCGATAAGAATGGTATGATAGACGTGGAGGCGGATTACACCGACTTCTGGAGGAAACACTATGTGGGAGATCCTGAACCCACCAGTCAGCTTCAGATCATTAAAGCACTCGCGGACTCATTATACTTATGTCAACGTCTGCCAAAATATAAGGACCTAGATAAATTCTGGAAATAAAAAAGTTCTAAGAATAAAAAGAAATGAAAGTTTTCTGCATGACTAACTGTTGGACCAACTACGATATGGTCGCTTCTGCCATCATACAACAATGGATAAAGAAAGGTCTCAAGACCAATGGTATCACTGACTACGAAATTAAGAGTTTTCTTGATACTCCATATCTTGGCTATTATGCGGTGGGAAGTGGTTTGGCCGCTTTTTCTGCTGCATATCAGTGTTACGGTGCCACCCCTACGGTACCAGGCACAGGAATATCCCAACAATTTGCCGTCTACATATGGATCATATCAATTGCGGCAGTCGTACTTGCTCATATACAATGGGCAGATGTAGTCTTTATCGAGAACGACTCTGTCACGACCTTGCCCATGATGGCAGAGGTAGCTAGTTTGGCTAGTTCGTTGGGAAAACAGATCGTTTACTGGCGAGATGATGATCGTCAGCAATGGGGAACGACAAACGACCCCATCTCTATAGGAGTGTTACCATCTGCGTATAAGTACATCTGGACCGCAGCAGCTAATCAAGCACAAGACTCTAAATTTAATGCTCAGCAAAGTAATAACAACCCTATAGGAGTAAGCGCGAAACAGGGAGCGAACACCAATATTTGCGCTCACTTCATGAGCCAAGGTACTGTACTCTCAGACAAATGGAGAACGATAGCGAGAGCGATTTACTTTGCTAAACAACATACCCAGGAAGATCATTCATTTCCTGGCTCACGTATGTCTGCCCTGGCACAAATAGGTAAAAATATTGTTAACTTTACTGAAGTAGTGAAGCCCGCAAATGCATACTACAAAGAAAACTTTGGTGTCGGGTGGATCCCTGCTCCTCCACCTGCATATGACCCAAAAATAGGTAACGTGACTCTCTACTACGATTGCTACAATGTTATATTAGCAAGTGTTGCCCCAAATTTACTAGATAAAGCTACCAAAGACGCAACGGGAGTCACAGATGTGGTGACTGGTTTTCCAGATGACGAAATTGAGTTCATTACTACTAGTGTCGGTATGTCTGGTGGTAAATGCCCTGACGGTTACGTCACTAGTTACTTCCCCGGGGATCCTAACTGTCCTAATGGTTGGTGTGGGTGTAGTGCAGCATCGCCTAAGAGCACTGATGTCAAATTCTCACGTGGTACTGTCCATCGGTCACGAACGTTAAATGTCGGATTGCCATTCTCGTCTAATTCGCGTTTAAATGCGGCATCATCAGGCATGCCAGTCCTATTGGGTGCTTTGGGACACCAGCTAAGCAACAAAGGTGTTACTGGACTTTCAGCAAGTCGACCATCGGTCCAGTCTGGACCAACACGTTTTCCGTCATATCCTGCACCCGACCGACCGGGTCCCTGAGAATGTATAACTCCGTTATTACGGTTATACATTATGAATTGATGTAAAAAAATCTCGTCAGATAACAAATAACGATGAATTGTCTACAACCACCATCTGATCCAAAAACTGTTAATGTTATTTCGGGTTTATCTGGGCCGTCATCTAAATGGAATGCTCTTCCCCTCAATAATCTTAATGATCTGTGGATGAAGAATATAGGGAATCTACAATCCGGAGACATCATGGTATGTGGAGGTGACTTCATACAGGCAGCATCCCCTGATGCATGTTTTTTAAAGAAAGGTCAGACAGATCCTAGTGGATCACTAACTGTGACTGCCGCCGAAGCCGCAAAATGGAATGTAAATTCTGACTATAACAGAAAATGTATTGGAGATGACCTAGATTCTTGTAAGAAAGGAATCTTTGGGAAGACTGGAGGACTGTCCCAGTGCATATGCCCATGTGGTGATCCTCTGAGTAGCTATCCATCTAATACAGACTTACTTAAGGCGTGTAGAGATGCTATGGCTAGAGGTGTAAAGATTGTGTTCATGGACGATATGTTCTTTCTAGCAAAGATATACCCCGATAACAAAAGGGGTCATGACTTTGTGTTCACCACACTACAACATTACTCAAACAGCCTTGATCCGACAAAGCAAGAATGCAAAGGAGGGGGGTTCTATTGGTACATGTATGGACAACAAGGTAAGGGGTCTTACGATAACGCATTCCTCAAAACTCATGCCAAAGTCACGAGTTTCTACTTCATAGGACCAACACACGACAAGAAATACTTCTCCTCAATCCAAGGGTCTTTCAATCCTTCTTATCCCATATCTCTGACATTTGAGACGGGAGTTAATGTAGTAGGACTTCTCGATAATGAGTTCATAAGGGCTTCAGCATATTTCCCTTTTGATGAACTTACACACGTCATTAGTTTCTCGTATAGTGTTCCTAGTTTAGATACAAGAAAGTACTATACAGGGAAAGGTACACCCCCGTGCCCTTCCAGTAGTGAATGGGCAGCGGGTAACACGTCACCAAACCATTGTAACATCCCCCCGTGTTGTACAGAGGAAATTCACGGGTTTCTTCAGCCATGGTTTAACATTGCCTATGCTCTTGGTATTACCGGATTTAATCCTAAAGGTGGGACGCCAGGGAAACCTCCACCTCCGGCAATATGGTGGACACAATTGCACGGTACCATCTGGGCATCTAGTGATGACCCTACAACTACAGGTTATTACCCAGTATTTGGTGATGACATATTTAACAAACCCATTACAATCCCTACAGTTCAATTCTGTGGATTAGACTTTACTAAGATCAAGTATGGAAAATCTATCAATGAGGCTAGAATCACTTTTACAGACTCTAATGTAGTGGTAAAGTTTGGAGCTTGTCCTACACAACTCATGGGAAGATACTACTTTGGACTTACCCTACTAAGTAATCTATTGGGAGACGCGAAGAAATATGTTAAGGTGGGGCTAATGCAGGATTTTCTGGACTATCCATGTGTAGGAAGTGGTTGCGGGAGTGCAACCAAATCGTCAAGTGATATAATTAGCCAGTTAGCAGGAACTTGGTTGTTGGGTCCCAGTACTCAACTTCCTACTCGTAACAATGGGAAGACAACTTACAGTCCCGGAGAAATGCTAAAGATGTTCAATAGTGGTATACCTCTATACCTCTTCCAGAAAAACAAGTGGCTTGACCCCAAAAAAATGTGTGCATTCAAATGCGATGCGACTACTGGGAAGTGCGCGACTAGCTCTCCGGACTCAAGCAAATCATTTCCTAATCAAACTAGTTGCTTCGATTCTAATGGAAAGGTCATTAAAACATGCTATGATAGTGCTACAACGTGCCAGAAAGCATGTACTAAGAAAGAAGGATACACCAGAGGTCCTGAATGCAGCGGTAAGGACTATCAGGACTATGTAACATCATGGACTCGGGGGTATAACAATTTCGGCACCTCTCCTTCTGGCGACATGATCACTCCTTGGCTTCAAGGTAAGTCAAATATCGCTGTATTCGATAAAAACATTATTTCCTGGGTTCCTGTAAGTAATCTTGGTACAAATTATACCGGTGTCAAAGGTCCACAGTCTAAACTCGGAACTGGTCGACTTGCTCCGGTAAGTTCGTCAAATCCATACCCGTTATTCACAGGTGTTTATTCACAGAATAAAGAGAAGCAAGGGGGATTACACTGGAAATTCTATATGAATGAGCAGAGTATGATATTCTCTACGCAGCATCCAACTAATCAGTTCTACACAAATAGTCATGTTCAGAGTACGTCTGACCCAAGTAACATCTATAAGGATACCAGTACCGCAATGGGTTATGACATTCAATGGGGACATTGTCCAAATATGATAGCATACTATGACCAGCTCTATAACTGGGTATGGGAAAATAGCGTGTGGAGATTTAACGGTCTTGATCCATCCAATCCATCAGCTCAAAAATTACTCCCTCCCTTGTGTTCTACTCCTTGTTGCAAAATTTCGGGAGCAAAACCAGTTAGTGGGGACGGGTCTTGCTACGCGGGTGGTAAGGGAGCCGGTACTGGAGGTTATAAATGTACGCCTGGAACTGGAAAGTGGAAAGGTCATAATTTTTGCGACGTTGATTACTCAAAAAATCCTCAATTCGCTAGTGAAGCAGAGTGTATGGCTGCAGCGAAGAATGGTTGCAAGCCATACACTGGAGGATGGAAATGTACTGCTGGTACGGGAAAAGGTAAAGGATCTTTCTATTGTGATCCCGATAGTTCTGATAACCCTCAATTCAAAACTTACCAGGAGTGTATAGCAGCCGCGAAAAAAGGTTGTGGGAAAACTCCCCCATCCCCGGCACCATCGGGTGGAACATCAGTCGGGAAGAAAGTACTACTTGGTGTAGGAATCTTGCTAGTCATTCTAGCAATAGGTGGAGCGATATGGTGGGTTATAAGTACACGTGGAAAGGGAGCAGTAGTGATACCAAGATCGCATCAACCACCTCGAGAGAGATCATCCCTGCATGACGCATTTCAGAGTTTCAAGGAGAAAGGTGGGTTGAAGTATACTGCTATAGCCCTACTGGTTGTAGTATTGCTTTCATTAATCATTGTCGCTATAGTGGTCATTCTAAAGGGAAAGGGTTCTCCTAAGGCCTATCTATCGAGGATCTACCCAGCAATGAGTAAGGACAGAAGGAGGGAGGATTACGACACACTCTTCAACTCTCTGGGACAGTACTTACAGTGCTGCCAAACAAACAATACATACCTTGACAAACATGGCAATCTTGTCGGAGATAAAATCTCAGGACCTTATGGTGAATCTCCCAATAAGATGCGATACATTGGAGGTATTGACAGATTCGGACCAGACAGTGCACCTCAAACAGGTAACCCATTCTACCCTCCAATTTGGAAAGGCTTCCCCTGTTGCACGGGAGACTACAAAATCCCTAGAATGCCAAAAGGTAAGTTCTTGGATTGGTATTCTTTACAGTACTTCAATACCCCAGTGATTGATGTGGATGACAAGGGTTGGGACTTTGAGGGGAGGAGTAAACCATCCAACAGACGTGGATCTCGAGCAGTCTCAACTCTAGGAAGTACATCTCCCGGTACTAACTTATTTGGAACAGTAGGAAAGAACAGCAAAGGAGAACAATCCGATGTGACTCCTGCGGATCCGATGGGGGTAAGTAAAGGGATTCCTTACGGGCAGGTTGCTGGTCCAGGGGCAGTATATGCAGGGTCATCATTCTTTTGCAAAGCTGGTTACAGTCCTAACGGACCTCAGTTTGATATCGATGCCAATGAATGGACAATGAGTGGATCCAAGAACTCGGGAACAAATTGGCTACATCAATATGTGACCCTTGATCAGATGAAACATTCCATAGACTTTAGTAATAATAAACCTTGGTTTAATGGATTCAAGGAAGGAGAGCACTTTGAGATTGGCCACACCCAAAGAGTACCAGGTTTCCCCAATAGTACAGGATATTGGGCTAACTATTTTGGGGGTGGAGGAACAGGACAATTTTTAAGAGTCGGGAAGACTCCCGTTGTTGGCGCGGACCAGGTAAGTGACCTTAAAACAGCCTTCCCATGTTCTATAGATGCATCTTTGTTCAAAGATCTTGAAGGGGCATGCCCACGCAACAAGATGCATATGCTCTTCACGCTTTTGTGGCAAGTCAGAAATACTAAAACACTCTCGTCTAAAGCTCCAAATGGAATAACCTCTGGGAGCGACCTATTGAAGCATTTTTACAACACGGATGACCCTTGGCTAATCACGTTCTGGTACGCGAACTGTGCTGCTCCAGGAAAAGCGGGAAGTGGTTTCACAGCCGCCTACAACACCGGCGTGTGGAATACAAAGCCATCTACTCAAGAGTGGCTGGAATTTATGAATGGTACTAGATCTTTCAGCGATTTTGCTCTTCCCTCTTATCAGGGGTATGCTCCTTATATGGTTCCCTTACCGGAGTTAGCGACCGAGTCGCAAGGTGAAACATTTGTCCAACCTAACTTATGGGGTATGGCCCCGGACATGTACCAGTTTTACTTTGGTGCAGGTGCACAAGGCCCTACACAAAAAGTTTCGGACAGGCAAGTTGGAGCTATGTTCATGGAGAGCATTAAAAAGCTAGGACCATACAATGTGAATACAGATGACAATATTAATCTAGTAAAGGATATGTATGGTAAATGGAGTTCCGACCAAAGTTACTCTACATCTGGTGCTAATTATGCTACCTTATGTGCATTCTTATTGCAAGCCGAATTCGGTGACACACCAGGCCTCAGTAAATATGTGACTCCTCCAAAATGGGTACAGGATAACGACCTTACATACAAGTACTTTATGAACACTACGGCTTCCTCTCTGGATCCTGCAGCTAACTACCTAGATTTCCTCTCTCAATTTCCGACAAAGGGCAAGCCAGGGATCGGAGCTCTTACATATGAGGGAGTTAAGTACTCGTTGGCTAAAGCCTTCATGTCTAACTGGTTATTTGACCGTGCGGGAAATGGAGTCAATTGGGACGAACCTATGAATTATTTCGGACAAGTTCTGAACTATGAGCTACTACAAATGCCTTGTAACACCAACCTTACCGGATTCTGGTCCTTTGAGGTAATACATATACGCAATCCAGACGATGCTTTCGCAAAATGGAATAAAGATCTGGGCATGACACTTCCAGATGGAGCGATGACATGGAAAGACACGATTACAAGTGAAAGACGGTGGCCTTACATCTCGAATGGGTCTGCTGGTGCGATAGACACAGGAGGTAAACCTAACTACTCGGCACCTGGGGTAGTAATATTTAACTCTCTCTTAGCCAGTAGTCTTTCCCAACGAGACCCTTTTGATGTCAATAATGACGCAAAAGCCTTGACCTGTAACAGTATAGCAGGATTCAAGTGTGACTCTATACCAGGAGTAAAGTGCATGGAAGAAAGTAAGATGGTCTGGAATGCCAGTAGAGGCACTCTACAGTCCTGGATGAAAGATCCCGATAACATCAATTACTCAGAAGGAACATGTACCATTGATTTGGACCGATGGCCTGGATACTCCATCGGAACAACCACTGGACGTACAAGTAGCGTGGTGATGGACAACAATGGCATGTGTCATGTTCCTTGGGCAGGACCATGCACTAGTCCGGTATCTGCTATAGGCATAGCGTCATTTGGTTGTCCCCAATTCCAAGGAGGGGGATTTGAGATGATGGGAAGTAGCTACTGCCAAAATCCCGGGGATAACAATCCTTCCCTTCCGTCTCTGTGGTCAAATACTCCAATGGCTGGCCATGCTTTGGGTAATAGTATCGTAGTACCTCGCGTGAATTAAAATGACTAATATTAATGGAAATTTTTCTTAATATCTTATTCTCCCATCTAATAAATGGAGTTAACTAGGAACACAAAAAAGTTGCTACTCATTATTGGAGTATGCGTCCTTTTAGCACTAGGAATTGGGGCTATATACATGTCGTCCAGACATAGAGGTCAAGGAAATGGTCCCTCGCCCGGACCTTCTCCTACCTCAAGTTGTACGCAGTGTGGCGACTGTAAGAACAAGAAAGACTGCACTGGACTCCGAGGTTGTACCTGGAATGGTAGCAAATGCTCAGGAAGTGCTCCTCCCACCTCAAGTTGTATGCAGTGTGGCGACTGTAAGAACAAGAAAGACTGCACTGGACTCCGAGGTTGTACCTGGAATGGTAGCAAATGTTCAGGAAGTGCCCCTCCCACCCCGGCAAGTGGGATACTTGGACTACCGTCTCCATTGAACACACATCCTAGTAGTACGGACTACTGGGATCCGCATAAGGGTCTAGATATTGCTAAGGCGGGAACTGACATATCATCATGTCTGCGAAGCTATTTCTCAATGTTGTATCCCGCAGTGGATGTCCGGTACTGGGCGAATTGCTCGGATCAACAACTGAGGACTGTGTATAATATGCTTGATTGGTACTACACTCCTTTTGTGATAGATCCAATGGTTCCGTTCATGAACGTAAGCAACGATAGCAAATCTTTAGCAGGTATGGGGGGACTTTCGAGTTTGAAGGCCATTGGTGGAGCAAGTCCTCTCCCAGAAGGTCAGAGATTAAGGCCTTTGATTGGTCCCTATGCGGCTACTTATATCCAGTTCTTCCCCATGGCCGGCTATGAGTCTGTACTCAATCTTCAATGCAATAACCCACGTATTTATGGCAATCCACAGCAAGATAATGCGTTGAAGCCGTGTCTTGGAGATAAATACGACTCTGGTTGGTGGGTAAATCCTAGCATCTCTCCGGATTTCATACCGGTAGCTATGAACGCAAACCCTAGCTGGAGTAACCAGTCAAGTTCATC